ATGTAGTTGTTGATAAACCAGATATTTGGGCCAACAGAAATAATCCCGGAATTTTGGCAAAAATTGTTAGACACAACAATGTTGTTGGACGCCCCCGCAGACGTGCCGATTAGAATAGATTGGTTTACGCCCTGCATGTCGGCGGTTGTTCTGAAAAAATAGTTGTTATTGATGAAACCATTTGTTCCAGCATTGACAGCAAGGCCGATTTTGTTAAATTTGATAAACCGGCAACGCTCAACTGACCAAATGGACGAATTGCGAATTGTCAGGTTTGCATAAGCTGTGGCGTTTGAGATATCTCCTCCATCAAACTGAATATCTTCAATTGAGAAGTAAGACGCTGACGGATAAAAAGTCACCAAATCGCCCGCAACCGCGCCGCGCTTTTTAATGATTGTGTTTAGGGAACTAACACCCTGCCAAGCGGTGTTTGACACGCCAGTCAACGCTGTGACAGAATACGTCCCGGCCGGCCAGAACAACCGCTTTCCTGCCGCAGCCGTGATCGCCGCCTGAACCGCCGTCGTGTGATCTAAAGTGGCTGTGTTGGCTTGAACGTCCGCAATCTGTGCCGTGGTCATGAAGTCGAAAACCGACGCCTGTTCGCGCAACCGTGCGGTGATGGTTTCCGTAACAGCGCCAGTGCCTGCTTGCGTAAACGTAGGCGCCGCAAACGTGCCGCCCGCAGACAGGAACCGTTCCGCAGCCGCATCACCCGCCGCAGGCGCCGGCACAAGTCCTTTGACGCCGCCGCTACCGCTGTCCCCTAAAAAGACTGAAACAATATCATTAGTGATATCACCTAGTCTAAGAGGTTCAGTAGAAGTAGTAGGCACCGGAAGGTTGTACAGACGCTGACTATTAGCATCCTTTTCATGAGTCCAGGTATTAGGAGACTGATTATTCCTGGAAACAGTTAGCTCAAGAGCAGCTTCAATCAAAGCATTGTTTGCATTGATAGCCGCTACAGCAGTAGCTTCATTCTGAAGATTGGTAAGATCAGTTAATGTGAGCTTTGCCATTAGGTCAACGTGAACTCTAGGAGGAATGTAATAGTGGCTGTGGTGGTACTACCACCGTCAGTAGCAATTTCAATCCAATCATCAGCAACAAAAGTGTTGTTACTCACTGGAATCAAAGAATCAATATCACCTTTAGCACTGCCAGTAAAAGCAATGGTAAGAGTACCTGTGGTAAAGCCACCCTTCTTTGTTACCGTAATGATGCTGTTAGCAACAGTAATAGCACCACCAATAACACTGGTTACTTTAGTAAGGGTACAAGCACGGGAAATTGGAACAAGAACTGAACTAGCAGTACTGACATCCAAAAGAGTAACAGTAATGAAGTCTTTATTAGTGTTAAAGATTGTAGTAGAGTCCAAAGCTGATGCTGTTACTTTCTGCCACGTACCAGAGCCAGAACCATTGGCAACGTACACGGTATTGACAGAAGCGGCAGCAACTCCCTTTGGTTCGTGTAGGTCAGCACCAGTGAGTGAACTATGAGCAGCCAAAGAATCAATCCTTTACAAACAATGAGAACAGTGATGGAGGGGACTCCTAAGAACCCCCTCCAATAGTTTATTACGGGATAAAGTAGTAGATCTTGATCCTCACAACACCAGCGGTGTAGGCTGCGGTATCGTAGTCCGCAGTAATATAACCAGCGTTAGAGAGGGTGGTACCAACCAGAGCACCCACACCGGTCACACCGATAGTGTACTCCTTGATCTCACCAACGAGGTTATAGTCAGCCAGAGGGGCTGCGGCGAGAAGACCGTCGTAGTCAAGCTCGGTAGAGCGATCATGACGCTGAAGGCCAACGTTAAGAACAGCAGAACCAGCGGAGGTAGCCGTAGTCGTGGTAAGGACCGTAACACGAGAGATACGAGCCCCCTTCGGGATCATGAGAGTCTCTGATCCAAAGCGAGCAGCGGCAGTACCCAGAGCCGTGAGAGTAAGCGTCAGCTCAACCTCGTGCTCCATGTCCATCTTGCTGTACTCACCAGAAAGAACTGCGGTAGCCTCTTCAGAACCAAGCATGATACGGAGGCCGTCAGAATTAATCCAAGGCATAGTTAAACTCCTTTTGACTGTTATTAGACAACCTGGTCGGTGTCAGTGATGACGACAACCATGTTCTCAGGACGGAACAGCTTGAAGCCGTAACGAGCAGTCGTCACGTACTCCTCACGCTGCTGGTCCTTGTTGAACTCGGAGTCAACCTTGGGCGGCTGGCGAATGGAACCAACGAACGGAACCACATCGGCAGAGGCAGAGAAGAACAGATTAGCAACACCAACGGTGGTCGTACGAGCACCAATGGTCTCTGCAAGACCCGAGCGAAGGTTCTGCGACACGTACACGTCAAACCCGTAGATGTTGTTCACAAACTTCATGCCGGTAGAGATACCGTCGCGGACGATACCTTCCCAACGCGGGTTATTGGAAACGTTCGTCAGGTTGGAAAGAGTTGACAGAGTGTACTCAACCGAAGGATCAACGATTGCCACGAGGTCAGTCATGGGAACGTTAGCCTTCTGGAGAGCAAACTTAGCCTTGGCAAAGTCAGCCGGAGAGATAACTTCGTTGGTACCAGCACCAACCCAGCGGTGGTCAGCACCGTTGATCTGGTTAGTGTTGGAAGCAGTCTGAGCATTGGGACCAAGCTCAAGGACGTTGACTTCCATCGCCTTGGCAATAGCACGAGACTGCTTCGGAACAAACGAAGAGACAAGGCGGGACATGTAGAACGAGTCCTGCTTCATCTTCTCGGTGATGTACGTAGCCGAGCTCTTGTACTTGTCAATGGTGAACGTGAAGTTACCGGTGTCCATCCCGGTGTAGCGGATAGCCTGACCTTCAACGTAGTCATGCGTCTCGGCCTGACCAATGGACGGAATGTTAAGGGTGTCGCCATCAGGGAAGTCGCTGATCATATCAACGTACTTCATGGCGAACAGCTCATCAAGGAGAACTTCCTTGAGCTGGGTAGACCAGATGTTAGAACGAATGAGGTGCTCGTTGACACCAGTAGTAAAAGCCATTGTTAGCTCCTATTAGGGTTTAAGTGAAAAAACGTTCTCCAAGACGTGCAGCATCCTTATGCATCTGGTTCTGAGTAGCAGGGGACCAATACTGACTAGGATTGCTCTTACGAAGAGCCTCGTAGTGCTTCATCGTCTTCTCCGAACCATTACCCGAGGAACTGGGAAAGTTCCTTACTTGAGAAGTAGGAGGAGTGAACAAATCGTTGTTGGTCTTCTGCGTAGTGTTCTCGTCAATACCTAGGAGTCGAAACAGAGCCTTGGGAGCCGTAGCTGCAAGGTTATTAACATACTCCTTGGAAAGACCCAGACTGGATGCTTCGTCATGAAGCTTCTGTGCGTAGTCTGAACCATAAGCCTGAGCAAGCAACTGCTTCACAGAGTTAAGGTTCTCGGTTGCCCTACGATCCTGCTCTCGCTGGACGACGCGTTCGTCAACCAGCCGAGCAATATCCTCGGGCTTCAACGCGGTTTCTCCACTTTCACTCTGTTGGTTATTCGAGCTACTGGCGTTAGAATGACTCGGAGGGTTGTTCATCTTGTCCAGAACTTCCTCAAGAGTTGAGCGCGTCTTTAGTTCATTCCTGAGGCCTGAGTTCTCAGACTTCAGTCGTTCAATGAACGCATCAGCTTCTACACGGCTACGAGCCAGTGCAGCTTCGTCAGCGTACTTCTTTCCCTCACCAACGAGTTCAATGTAATAGTTCTTGTTGGGGTCAATGGTAGTAGCGTTGTCGTCGGTAGTGAAAAGATCGGTCATCTTAGTTATCCTTTAATAAATGATATAAGCTCGGTCAGCTTACGAAGTTGAGACCTTTGTCCGTTTCGAAATGCCTGCTTGTGGCTCCAACTTGGATCTTCGAAATCAGCAACACTGGACTCTTGTTTAATTAGTTCTTCCTCAAATTCCACGAGCAACTGGTCTAGTCGTGAAAACAACTGAACGTTGTTCCTGAGGATTTTCTCGAAGTTCTCCCTAGACTGGGAGTCCTTCAAGTGCCTGGTCCATGCCAGCGGCATCTTGCTCAGTGGGAGGTGCTCCTACGTTTTCCATCATGTCGGGATCAAAGTCATCCTGAGACAGGCCAGAGGGGGTCATGGTTTCTTTCTGGATCTGCTCACCATGGGAATTACCGATACGCTGAGCATCAGCAGTTTCCGTGAGACGAATGTACGGCATGACAAGTTTGTATTCAGTAAGATCGAGTAGATCTTCCATAATCTGAGCCATCTTAAGCCCAGAGAAATGGACAGTAACTGCCTGATCCTTACCAATGCTGCTGTTAAAGAAGTTGTTCATGTTCTGAACACGCTCAGCTTTCTCAGCAAAGTGTCGGGCAGCAATAGGCTTGATACGACCGTTACCAGTGATATCCTCAGGGGTAAGGGTCATAAAGGAGTTGAACTTAAGCTCATCGTCAAAAATACGAATAGACGAGGAGGTAATCTTCCTTCGAGCCAGCTCAAGCATCCCATTGATAAGACGTTCAATAAACTGCTCTTCAAACTGTGCAGTCTTGTTGACAAAGATCCTGGAAGCAGCGTTGTCAAGCTTCTGGACTTCAAAGGCTGTCTTCTCACCGGGAGACCTCATACCCATGGCTTCCTTGGGAGCCCCGGCCATTTCTTCCATAGTCCGTTCAAGATTCTGGATCTCAACGTTAGCGTTAAGAATCTCACCAATGTTAGGGGCTACCGGAGAAACATCTCCATCGTCACCTACGTGAATCTTTTCAAACGGACCCCAGACAAAGTCCTCAACGTACCCCTTGATCTTAAGGGGTGGGAAGGCAGTAAGATCGAAAATATCTGCCTTGAGGTTTTCAATGTGATCAATGCGGTACTGCATACCAACAAGGTTATCAAGGGGTCCCATGGCCCACAGGTTGTCTTGGCGAGGCCTCCAGCCCACGTGCCAGATAGGCGGTGTACCAAAGTAGCTGGGGTTAGGACCCTTGTGTATGACCTTGTGACGGTCTGCTACGGTGATGCAGTAGTTGCGGTAGTACTTCTCCTGCTCGTAGTCGTACATGTCTCCGTAGAACGTCAGGAGCTCAATGTAGTCCCCTTCCAGATAACTACGGAAGGAGGTAAATCCATCCATCTCGTAGTAAGTGTCCTTGACCCTCAGTTCAGCACCGGAATTAAGGCAGGAGCTACGGTAGTCCCTGAGGTACTCGTAAGCACCCTCGAAGACTTCCTTGTCATCGGTAGCACTGTACCGAGTCAGGATCTCCTGGATGTCACCCATTGTGACAAGAGAGCGAATAATCTTAGGAGATTTCTCGAAGCTCTCTGCAATTGGATTAAAGACAATGTCCAGAGGAGAGATACGTTTAATAATAGGTCCGACATATCCTACCTGAACACGGTCCTTTAGTTCGACCGTCTGATCTTCCCAATCTACGGTAGCAAAAGTGTTGCCGTAGTCAATGTAGTCCTGGATGAGCTTGGTAACCTCAGACTTGAACTGAGGCTGATCCATAGTCCAAGTCATGTAGTTGATAATAGCTTCACGCTTGGCACGTGTGTTAGACTCTTCAGAACCAGGCTCCCAAGACAACCACTTACGCTTGGGAAACAGGGTAGCCATGTAGTTGGCAAAGAGATTATCCCTGATCTGACACAGCTTGGGGATAGTAGTCTTGTTCTTCCACGGAAGCTTGGAGTTGGTAGTAACACTAGTATCTGTGGCATAGACGTACTTACGTACCTCTTCCCAGTCGGATACCTTGTTCTGACGCAGTGTGTTCCACTCAATCCAATACTGAGCGATTCGAGTACCAAGCTGGTCTTCGACAACGATGTCTTTTAGATTGAGAGCACGACCCGCCATATAATGTATTACCGTTCTTTTGTTTTAAGAAAACTGGTGGTAGTTAACACTTCCAGGCTCTAAGACTTTTGTTGATACGAGAGTTGGGATCATTAGCTGTCTTTGCACTCGTAAGTTTCTTTTTCATACCCTTCATACGGGCACAGAAACTATCTTTCCTAGGTCCACCTTCTGGTTGTGGTGCTTTGAGTCCAGGTTTTCCAGGATTAGCTTTGTTGTACGAGGCTCTACCCTTGGCGTTTAGTCCACCGTTTGGGTTCTTTCCCTCTTTACGGGTCCAAGCGGGAGACTTAGACATTACTTACTATACCTTTTTAGCAAATCCTGGACTGAGTTTTTGTAATCTTCGCTACTTTTATTGTAATTTTCTTTACTGTAATCTTTGTTTACTGAGA